TATAGAACACGATCGACGCCAGGCGGGCGTTTTTGAACAGGTCACCCTCGTAGAGGCCGGGCAGCTTTCGCAGCTCCAGGTCGCCCGGTCGAAACGGCATCGCCATGACCTTATAGCCCGGCAGCTCTGCACGCCATTCGAGGACGGTTTGACGGGCATCATCCCAGTTCGACACCGTTACGACGCGTTCTGGGTTGGCGGCGAGGGGCGCAAAAGCCTTGATCGTCCACCACGTGTCGCGTGTGGTCATTTGCCCGGCTCCGGCGAGGGGTTTCTGTCCTCGGGCCACAGCCAGTCGAGTATCTCTGCCTCCTTGCGCCGTGCCCTCGCCGCCCTCTCGAAATACCCCCGAGTCCTCTTGGAATCGACGAGTCGGAATACTGCCGCTACGTCTTTGAAATCGACGGGGCGAGGCGCGAGGGGATCAAAGCGGGGCTCTACCATGATTTCGTCCGCTATGACGCGGCAGTCGGGGTACAGCTTTCGTATATCGCCTACCTCCTCCCACGTGGCGACGCGCTTCACCTGCGTCAGCGTCAGGGTGGCATGATCCGGCGGCGGGACTATCGTCACCCTCCATATCCGCGTCGTCATGGATTCACCACGTCGTGACCGAGGCCGTTACCGCGTTCACTCGCGTCCCAATAGCAATTCGGGGAGTCCTCCTCGGGGCATGGTGGCAGGAGGGTTTCGGTGCTGTGGCTTGTGGGGCTTGTGGTGCCGTTTTGAGGCTGGCTTTCGGGGGTGATGGGGTTCGGGCCTGCGACGAGCATTCCGAAGGCTACAGCGGCGATTACCAGGCATCCCGCTTGGAAGTTTGAGATTTGCACGATGACTCCTCGGTGGTAGGGCGTTCTGGGTTATGTGGTGCCTGTAGTAGGTGTGGGGGCAATTGGGCGTTGGGGGTGATTTGAGAAAAGGCGAGGGGCACCAAGACGCAAATACATTCGAAAGTTTGTTCTCCCCCCACCCCCACCCCTTATACCCCATATACATAGTAGATATAGAGATAGTAATAGATAGCTATTTAAAAAAGATAACTATCGCTATATCTACTATTCATATGCAGTACCCCCCCCCCTCCCCTCTTTTACGGTCGGACTGATTCGGCAAGATCGGCCTGTTTACTGGGTTGTGAAACCTGGACGTTTCCTGAATTGGGGTAACTCTCGGCGATTCGTTCGAACCGTTTACTTGAACATCGCTCAGGGTCTCAGAAAAGGGCGAAAATAGCACACAGTAGTCAACACCACAGCCCCACCAAGTTAGGACTGCCTTACTATTCACTATTCGCGGCGTGTCGCTCCCCTGGATTTCCGCGGAAGTTGGCCCCAAGGGCGCGAAATGGGCTTATTCGGGGACGGAATCGGCCCATTTCACGCCCTCAAAAACAGGGTCTACATTAGAACACACGTTCGAGTTAGTGAATCGCCACGTACTCAGCTCGTGCTGCGAGCCACCGCATTACGCGAACGCGTCGGTCCCGCTTCTCCCGGCGCGTCATCTCTTCGACCCCCGCTTGCCCCCACCGGTCGAGTATCCCCATACCCGACTGCCCTTGTGACCCCTCCTGCGGTTGGCCATCAGCTTCGATTCCGCCTGTCGGCGGAATCTCGCGGCGTCTTCACGCTCAATCTCGGTCATGTCGACCCGATCGAGGTTTCCGAAACCGTCGTTGTTGGTGTTCATCACGCTTGTCTCCTGCCTGCTACGCGTTCGGATGTCCGAACGTCCTTGTCCGAATTGATGACACGCCGAATGGCCCCCTAGGCGAGGTGCCTAGGGGGCTAAACGGTGCGAGAGGCGCTACTTGCCCGCGGTCTCGTGTTGTGCGATGTTAATGAGCTTGTCGGCGGAGATACCAGCCTTCAGAGCCGTGGCAAGCGCCCGCTTGAAAGCGGCGACGGCGGCAATCTCCTTAGTCACGTCGTCAGCGTCATCCATGCCCACGAGAACGGCGAGCGCCGCGGCACGATCGTCGAGCGTAGAATGAGAATCGTTCACCTTAGCGGCAAGGGTCTTCTTTTGCTCACGGCGAGCGCGCTTAGCGGCGGAGTTGGAATCAAGGCGGATACGCGCGGCGGCTACCAACGTCATGTCCGTAATCGCGGCGTTCCCCTTGGTGATCGAGTCGATGACCGCAAGGATGTCCTGGCGGGCCTCGCCGCGGGACTTGTCGCCCCCGGCCAGCTCCATAGCGGCACGCTTAGCAAGGCGCACAGCGGCGCTATCGATGTCCGCACCGTAGCGGGCAACGATGACGGCATCGCTGGCACCCTTAGCGCCTGCCAGTGCCGCGGTAAGACGCTCCGCGGCAACGACTGCCGCGGCGTGAGTGGAGATAACAACGATGTCACCGCTAGGCGCAACAGGAGCGCCTACTGTGACAGTGCCGCGGGCCTTGCCCTTAGCGGCGATGGTAGCGGGGGTGAGTGTTGCAGTTGCCATTGTCCTAGTTCCGGTTCTCTTTGTGTTCGGATGTCCGAACGTCTAGGGCCTGCCGGGTGACGGGCCATGTAGCCACAAGAGCTACAACACACACTCTACCTATAGAACGTATGGGTAGTACAGCATAGTAGAAAGATTGTGGATACCTACAAAGGGTTGACATACCATGTATGGTGTGCTACCACTACATGCACAATAGCATACACACTACATGTAGTAGGTGCATACATACATACCACTACATGTAGTAGTACAGGGGCAGGAGAGCACACATAGCACACAAGGCCGGGGAATGCAAGCATATTAGGCAAGATGCATGAAGCCTCCAAAGTTTTGAAGAGTTCTCATAGGCATGGAGTTCCGCGGCCCCATCGCGCTAACGCCGATTCAGTTTTCTTGCAGATCACCAATTTTTTTCTTCTCCGGTTTCCAGAAACCGGCGGTGTACTACTATGCAGACATGACCATGCGACTCTCTGAGATCGACCAAGCGCTGATTCGCTATGGCGACACAATGTCGCTGAACGCCCTCAGCTTCAAGATCGGCGGCGTCCTCACGCCGAGTCAGTGTGGCGCGCGCCTGTCCCAACTGCTCGATGCTCCCGACTGGATGACCGCAGCACAGCAGGACCAGATGATCACCATGAAGATGCGGATCGTCATCGTCGAGCTGGAAGAGATGACTCGGACCAGCCGCAACGCTGAGATCATCATTCGGGCTCTCGAAGCCCTCGGAAACCGCCTCGACAAGCGCGCACAGGCCACAGAGAAGGACCTCAGTCAGCTCTACGCCTTCCAGGGCACAATTCTTCTCGACGCTGTCAGCTCAGCGCTCGAACACATGAAAACGAAGCTCACCGACGGTGCCAAGCTGACTGCCGACGAGTGGGATAACGCCCTTGAATCTGCCCTCCGGTTCGCGCAAATGGAGCTGGCGAAGCATGAGATTCGGTCGGAACCCGAAGAGATCATCCTCATAGAAGAGGAAGCTTCCACCACAAACCCCGAAACCTCAACCCCCACCCTCGCCATCGGCAGCACTCATGCCTGAGATCGTCAATAACGGCGTCTTCGATGCAGCCATTGCGGAGATGCGCCGCCGCTCCAAGCTCGCGCTCTACCAGCGTGACTTTGACGCGTGGGCCTGGGACATCCTGCGGCTCCGCAACTACGAGAAGATGCGCGAGATCATCCATGACTCCCTCTTCGCCGAGAAGTCCCGCACCCTGACGAAGTCCGGCAACGGTGTCGGCAAGTCGGCGGGCATGGCGCAGGCGGTTCTGTGGGCGGGATCGGTCTTCCCCGAGGGCGATACAGTGCAGATCATCTCCGCCCCGTCCATCCCCCAGCTTCAGAAGGTGACATTTGCTTACCTCAAGAGCTACCACGGGCGCGTCAACGAAGAGCTGAGGCCAGAGCACTTCCAGATTCCCGGTCGGATCGACGAGAACCTGGGCTGGGTTTCCGAAACCCCGAACGGCAAGATATGGCTCGCCTCGGGTCGGAAGCCCCCGGACCAGGATGCCGTCTCGATGTTCCAGGGCCTCCGATCGCAGCACGGCATGACCTATGTCTGGTTCGACGAGGCAGGCGGCATGTCAAAGCAGATGTTCACCGCGGCAGAAGCGGTGCAGACCGGTGACGACTCGCGATTCGGCGGCATCGGCAACCCCGACAACGCCGGAGCCGAATGGCAGGCAAGCTTCGAGGACCCCGAGAAGGCGAAGGAGTACAACCTCCACACCATCTCGGTCTTCGACACCCCCGTCTTCACGGGTGAGCGCGTGTACCCACGGACCACCGAGGGCGACGTGATGGAGAAGCAACTGATCAAGGCGCTGACCTCTAAGCGCTGGGTTGCCCACAAGAGCCGCATCTGGGCCACGGGTGGCGAGGTTCTGCCGGATGCCGACCGCCCCGACGACCGCCGCTACGACCGCCGCGTTCCCAAGGAATACGTTCACGCCGAAACCGGGCTCACCGTCATCGACGAGGTCAAGTGGGATGCGCGCGGCCTCTCCAAGGTTCTCGGCGAGTTCCCCGGCGAGAATGACACCGCATTCTTCCCGGTCTCCCTGATCACGCAGGCGCGCGCGAAGACCATCAAAGACGACATGGACATCCGCCCGATCCTCGGGTGTGACATCGCGCGCTACGGCTCGGACGAGTCGGTCATCTTCCTCAACCGCGGCGGGCGCTGCCGCGTTCTCGCCTCGTGGGCCAAGACCGACACTGTCGAGTCGGCTCGTCGGATTCACGAGAACGCCCAGGCGGTGAACGCCAAGGAGGTGCGCGTGGACGCATCGGGTGTCGGCGGCGGCGTGTACGACATGCTGAACACCCTCGCGGAGTTCGACAACAAGGTCTACATCCTGATCGGCGTGGACGGCGGTCGTCGGAGCACCGATGTCCGCCGCTGGGCTAACAGCCGGTCGGAGAACCACGAACAGCTCCGCACGCTGATGGCGGAAGACGGCCTCGACATCGAATACGACGACGAGGAGCTGCGGGACCAGCTTTTGAACGTGACCTACCGCTTCTCGAAGGCGACGGGCGCGATCCAGATCACCCCCAAGGACGAGATGCGTACGGAGATGGACGGGTCCCCTGACCGTCTCGACGCGCTTATCTATTCGGTGATTGACACGAGCGTTCTCTTCACCCCCACGCCGGACTACGAGCCGGGCGACATCATCCTCCGCGACCCATGGGCGATGCTCGCGGCAAGTCGGTACGACCCGGATTACCCGCTGTAGCTATAGCCATATAGCATGTGATGTACTAGGGTGTCTGTTGCCTTCCAGACCAACACCCCAATACCGAAAGGACATCATGGCTGTCGTCAGCAATATCGTCAGATCGAACGAAACCCCCGCCAACAACGCGGCTCACCGCGCTCTTCTCTACTCCCGAGGCGGACACCTCCGCGAGCTGAAGCAGATGGAGGAGGCACTGGACGCCAAGCGCGCCGAGGTTGCCGAACTCCTCAACAGCGTTGACGCCAAGCGGCAAATGATCCGAGAGATCGAGGCGGTGATTGTCGAGCAGAGCTTCACCCCCGCAGACGGCTTCGACCTCTGGGGCGAGAGACTTCCTGACGGCGAGGCCGTTGCTGCCGCCACCCCCGTTGCCGACGAGGGAAAGTGGAGCGAGTGAGCCGCGGCTGGGCATTTCTCGCCGTCACCGGAACCGTATGGATCATCGCCATCACCGGCATGATCGTCTCGAAAATCAACTGAGGAGGACAAGCATATGAGTGAAGAAGTTCGAATCCGGCTCGAAGAGGTTCCGGCCCGCATCACGCTTCAGGTACGAGAGGGGGTTCACAACACGCTGCACGAGTTCGATCTCGTCACGAATGCCGCGGACCTTCGCGTCCCTGACCGCAACGCCAATCCCGCGGCGAAGCTCGATCATGCCGCAGACATGACCAGCATTATCTCCGGTCTGACCGGCGCGCTGATCTCCGAGGCCAGGAAGTATCTGAAGCTCTCCACCGACAAGGCCACCGCCGAAGACTGGCTACGAAGGATGTCGGCATGGGCCATCAACCAGATCATCGACGACGACGAGGAGGAAAAATGAGCGTCAGCACCAAAGCGAAGCTGGACCTCGCCATCGCCGAGCACCTGCGCGATATCGGCCCCGAGGGCGCGTCTCTGCGCTCATGGGGCCTCACCATGGCCGTAGAGACGGCGGAGGACATGACGGACAGCGCGCGCATCATCTACATCGCGGAGGAGGGATAGTGCCCCAGCCGAAACCGAAATGCCGCTGCAAGGGATCGAGCGGCCACAAGAAGCGCCTCTATTCCACGCGCCAGCGCGCCGTCACCGTGGCGATCGGTCGCGGATGGTCGCCATCGACCTACCACTGCCCGACCTCGCGAGGCTTCCACCTCACCCACGGTCTGGAGTAGACTTACACCTCCATCGCCTATCCATTCCCCCGGCCAGGCGATATGCTGACTCCGTCAACCTCTTGCGAAGACGGCTGGCAGCCATGGCCCCCTCTTCCGGCGACATAGACCCGGAGGAGGGGGCTTCTTTGTTTCCGGAAACCCGGCACCGAACAGACCCCGAGAAAAAAATCGGCTTTGTATCGAGTTCACCCCCAGATACACTCTGGTTCATGGCAACTAAGACTGTAGCTCCCGGCCCCAAGCGTCCTACGCTGACCGAAAGGAATAAGGAGCTGCGAGAAACCCTGGAGGCGGTCGAAAACGATCGCGGGCGACTCACGGAGGCACTGTCGAACGCCGTGATGATGCTCCGGCAGGAAGATGTCGGCTGGGCCGTCCCGGGGGACGCCGCAGAACACGGCCTTTCCCTCTCCGACCTCCAGAAATGGAGCAAGGACATCCGCACGAGCCTCACCGGCACGCGCGAGCGCGCCCCCAACCCCCACATGCGCAACGGAATCATGCTGCGTCACTCGTTCATCTGGGACGGCGGCATGCACTACGAGGGCATCCCCGAGCCCAAGCGCGGCAAGATGAACGTCACCAACGCGATGAAGGTCGGCGAAAACGAGCGCCTGGTCTTCGGGGACTCTGCGCGCCGTCGCCGCGAGCACGCCCTCTTCGCTGACGGCCTCTACCTCCTCGTCGGCGAGAACAAGACCAAGAAGCTGCGCCCCGTCCCCCTGCACGAGATCACCGAGACTCACCGGTCGGCCCTCTACGAGGACGAGATCACCGCCTACCGCTGGACTCGACAGGAACTCAACCCCACGACCGGCGACCGCGTTGCGGTGAGCCGCTGGGTATTCGTTGACTGGTACAGCGGCAAGCTCCCCGACAACATCAAATACGATGGACATGAAGAGCCAGTTATGAAGGGCTACACGGCCTTCGACCTCCACGCCAACCGCCCCGACGGATCGCCGTTCGGCTCCCCCGACGCCATCGCCGCTGTCGTCTGGGCGCGCATCATTCGTGACCTGATCATGAACGGCGTGAAGATGCAGGACGCCCTCGCGATGTTCGCGTTCAAGGCGACCGCCCCCACCAAGGAGGGGCAGAAGGTCGAGGCCCTGGAGCTGGCCGCGGCGCGCGGCGGCGGCAATGCGGTGGCCGCGGGTGGCGAGAACGATCTCGTGCCCCTGAACACCGCGGGCAAGGGCTACGACTTCGGCTCGATCGGCTTTGTCGTCTCCACAATGGCGGCATCCCTCCACCTCTCCGGCATCGCACTGTCCGCCAATACAGCGCTCGCGGGCTCTAGCTACGGCGCGGCCAAGACCCTCGACCTCCCCGGTCGGATGGCGATGCAGACGCGGCGTGCAGAGCACGTCGAGTTTGACGAGCGTCTGCTCCGCTGGCTCGGTGCCCCCGACGCAACGGCCTACTTCGACAACTACGACGACGCCACGGACGAGTACCGTTCGGTTCAGGCCGCGATGCTCATGTGGTCCAGCGGCAACCTCACCCCCGAGGCGTTCCGCTCCGAGCTGGAGACGATCTACGGGCGCAAGCTCCTCGGAGCGATCCCCAAGGGCGTCATCATCCCGAACAACCAGAAGCAGATTGACGACGCCGCTGCCGCGGCGGCGAAGGCAGCGGCGGCTACCGCCAAGGCCAAGACTGCCGTCCAGCAGGCCGCGCCCGACCAGGGCAAGTCCACGGGCGCGGGTGTTGCCGACCATGCCAGCGATCTCCCCGCGAAGGGAAAGAAGTAATGCAGTGTGGCGCGCAGGGGTGCGAGGAAATGGCAACCGAGGCGCTGCGCTTCAAGAGCATGCAGGGGCACGTCCACGTCTGCTCCCGAGACGCGGCGATAAACCGCGAGTGGGCTGACGTGATTGCCTCGAAACAGATCACCTCGGCGACCTGCCCATACCCGTGTTCCGACGATCCGATCTACGTGAAGACCCCGACTCAGCTCTAGTTTCCGGAAACTCTTCGAACATTTCATCGAAAGAGTTTTGCATTGAGTTTCGGCTGCACTAGTCTCAGCAATATGACCAAGCGGATTCAGGAGTCGGCCTCGATTGTCATCGACCCGACCACCAAGCGGTTTCGCGTGTGCCTCATCTCGGAGGGCCCCGGCTCGTCGGCTGACTTCGAGCGCAGTTTCTTCGTCGCGGAGAACGCCGAGCGGCTGAAGGGCGCGCTGAGCTTCCCCGGACACCCGTTTGACATCGATCACCCCGAGCACCGCGACCCCCTGAGCGCCATCGCCTCGATCGGCGACGAGATCACGATCGAAGAGCACAACGGCAAGATGGGGTTCTGGGGAGAGTACATCCCGGCACAGAGCCGACCGGATGTCGCGTCCTACCTGATGGAATATGGCACCAAGCTGGGCCTGAGTATCTACTCGGACAGCGAAGGCCACGAGAGCGCATCGGGGAAGTGGGTCGCGGAGGCGCTGACCGCTGATGACCCCTATCGAAGCGTCGATCTCGTCGTTGCCGCCGGAGCTGGCGGAAAGTTTGACAGGGTGGCTGAAGCGCTGCGCCTGATCACGGAAGCTTCTGCAACCGCAGAGGAGAAAAAGGAGACACCAATGGAAATCAAGGAAGTTGAGGCTGTCGTTGCTACGGCAATTGCCCCTCTCTCCAAGATCGTTGAGGGTCTCGTCACGGCACTGGAGGGCAAGGCTAAGGCTGAACTCCAGGCCGAGGTGGACGAATCTGCGGTCAACAAGGCCGTGGAGGCCCGCCTGGGAGATTTCGACAAGGCGGTGGGCCTCATTACCGAGGCGAAGCTGACCGAGTCGCAGTCGGCATCCCTGCGAGCACTCGCGATCACCGGCGTTGACATCGCGCCGCACATCGAGACCGCCAAGCAGGTACTCGCGGAGGCCCAGGCCCTCGCAAGCGGCACCGGCAAGATCGTCGAGAATCACATCGCGGGCTCCGGCCCTGCCGGTGCGATGACCTTCGAGGTCCCCGGATTCGGAAAGGTGGTTGGCTAACATGGCTGACGTTGTCGCCCGCGCGCCGGGCTTCGCATCCACCGACCGTCTCCGTGAGAACTGGGATGTCGTCGCAGAGGTCGCCGAGGGCACTGCCATCCTCGACCCGAGCAACCGTCCCGGTGTGGCCTACACTCCGTCTGGCGGTCACACGATCTCCAAGACCATCGCTGGCATCACCGTCTCCGGTTTCATTGACGGCGGAGCCAGCCTCCTGCCGCTCAAGGTGACCGCGGCGACGGACGGTACGTGGGAGTTCCCGGTCACGGGCGCGACCAAGGCGACTGCGAACGGAACGAAGGTTTATGCCGTCGTTGCCGCGGGTCGCATCACCGGCCTCACCCTGACCGCCACGAGCAACACCTTCTTCGGTGTCGTCAACAACCCCGCAGAGTACGACGCCGCTGGCGCGTTCGCCTGCGTCAAGATTGGAGTCGTGTCCGCATGATCAAGTTCGAGGACAACTTCACCCTTGACGGCCTCGTCAAGGCACCTAAGGGTGTCACGCGCGAGAGCGTTGCCACGGTGGCAAAGCTCGTCTCCGCGGGCAAGCAGGGTTCCTACCTTGCGGAGGCTCAGCTCAAGGAGTCGATGATGACGGGCGTGCTGGCTTCCAGCGTCGCCCACTTCATCAACGTCATCACCATCCCTCAGCTCCCTGAGGACAAGGACCGCCCGGTCGCGAAGCTCGCAGGCTTCCGCACGGTGCCGGACTTCCGTCCCGCGGTGCTGTACTCGCTGTTCGGCGACCTCAAGGGTCCCGGCATCGAGGAAGATGGCTCCGCCGCGGTTGTGCCCCAGGGCCAGCCGTTCCCCGAGGTCACCATCACGGGTGTTGAGTCTGCCTCCGGCAAGCTCAAGAAGCGTGGTGCGCGGATCAACTGGGACTTCGAGGACTTCATCAACGACACCCTCGGTGTTCTCGATGGCATCCCCTCGGAGCTGCGCGACATCGCGCTGGAGACCGAGTGGCAGGAGGTCGGCGACGCGCTGATCAAGGCCACGCAGTCTTCCGGCCCGGTCACGCTCCCGGACTCGACGGTCATCCCGACCAACGCGCCGATCTCGGCCAACGCGATCATGGCGGCGGCTCAGGCCCTCGCTGCGCGCACGGTCAACGGCACGACTCGCAAGATCGGAACGCTGAGCGGCTACAACGTTGTTGTGGCTCCCGGCAAGAAGATTTTCGTCGAGTACATGATCCGTCAGGCTCTCGGCGTGATGTACGTGCTCCCCGGCTCTGCCGGTGGCGCGGTCACGCTGCCTGCCGACAACACGCTGCTCACGACCGTCGAGGTCATCGAGCACGAGAAGGTCTCGGGCATCAACTGGTACCTGGCTCCCAAGCCGGGCTCCTACCGCCGCCCCGTCCTCGACGTGCTCCGCCTTCGCGGGTACGAGGCACCGCAGATTCGCGTCCAGAACAACGGAGGCGACGGCTTCTCGTTCGACGCCGACACCGCTGCGATGCGTCTGCGTCTGGTCACCGGAGCAACGCTCTGGTTCCAGGAAGCGATCGTGTTCTCCAAGGGAACCGGCGCGGCCTAGGCCAGCACATCAGCACAAGGCCCCCATCTCCCGTCACAGGGTGGGGGCCTTGTGTTATTCTGGAGGCCGAGCGACTTCGGCAGCCGAGTCCACTGAGCCCCATGCCCCTGAAGGCGTGGGGCTTTTTGGTTTCCGGAAACCGTCATGACGGGTTAGGGTTCAAGAGGTGGCTCTCCTTTCGGCCGCTGAGCGTGTCGGGCTGAGGAGTTGAACCCTCCGTAGTCCTAGCTGCTGGACATCGCGTTGAGGTGACCAGCCCGGCACACTCACCTCAGTTGTTTCGGGAATCGCCTCCCCACGGCCTAGACTCTGGTCATGGCAAACGTAGGCGCATGGCCCATCAACCCGGCGACACCCGTGGGATTCTTCCGTTTCCAGGTGGGCGATGTCGTTGGCACACCTCACGAACCGGAGGACGGCAAGGCCGACTTCGAGTTCATGGGCGATGACACTATCGAGGCGCTTCTCGCCGCCAACCCCAATTCCGTCAACGCCGCCAAGGCCGAGGCGCTTCAGTCGATGGCGATCCAGCTCATTGCCGCGGCGCAGGACATCCAGGTTGACGACATCCGGATCAAGACCATCGAGCGCGCGCGCCTGATGATGGAGCTGTCGATTGGATTTGGCGGCAGTTCGGCAGCCGCGGATGCCGCGAGCGCGTTCAGCGTCGTTCCCCTCAATTCTCAGCCCAGCTTCACTCACCCCCAGGGCCAGCCCTACCCGATTGGATTCTGACCATGGGCCGCAACCTGGATGCCGTTCGCGCCGCGGTCGCGGAGGCGAAGATCATCGCCGGAGAGTTCCACACGGCAACCGCCTCGTTCTACGAGGACGGCAACGCCACACCGGTCCTCGTCACAGCCGGTCGGATGAAGAAGCCTCGCCCCTCTGCGTTCGATGCAGGCAATCAGACCGAGTGGGCCACCAAGCGCACCGTCGTTCTCAAGGTGCCGCAGGACGCGACCACGGGCATCATCCGTAAGGGTCTGATCTGTCAGCTCAGCACGCCGGACGGCGACCCGACGATCAACCTGATCAACTTCACGGTGCAGAGTGCCCTCAACTCTCAGTTTTCTGCCGAGCGCGAGGTGACTCTCGTGACTGAGGTGGTCGCTACTCCGAGGATTAGCTAATGGCCGGGCAGGAGATGGCCGCGGCGTACACGGTGACGATCACCGGAGTCGCGCGCACCAAGGCCGAGATGAAAAAGCTCAGTAACGCGATTGCCTCTCTGCGCAAGGCGGAATACTCCCCCGGCGCGAGCGTCACGCGAGAGGTCAACCTCGGCGGCTCTGATGATCTCCTCATTACCAAGATCGACGCGCTGGAGGGTCGCGTGCAGGGCGCAACGGAGAAGGCGATGGCATCGAGCATGGCCCTGGGCCGCAGGGCGCAGGCCGCGGCGCTCAATGCCGCCGTAACGACGACCGGTCTTAGCCGCCCCGGCGGTAGCGCAGGTCGCAACGAGACCGGCGCGATGATCAATGCGATCGGAACCAACGTCGAGACTGCCAAGACCGCGAGCGAGACGCAGATCACCGGCTGGCACGGCTGGGGCACCGAGGCGCGAGGCGGTCGGCCCGACGGGAAGATCACCACGCAGGAGAAGGGCAATAAGGGCGCGAAATCGACCAGCCTGAAGAGCGCCGCGGGGCGGTCGAAGACGCGCACACGCGCGCCCATCGTCGCGGCGAACTCCCTCGGTCAGACCATCCCCGTTGTTCGCGAGAACCTGAAGAAAGAGCTGGGCAAACTGCGATGACGAGTTCCGTCGATCCCACCAACGAGATCATCGCGATCAAGGCGCGACTCTCCTCGCTTCCCGAGCTGTGTGTCGATGGCGCACCCCAGGACTTCATCTTCCCTCTGGACCAGTGGGGCAAGAAGCTCCCGTATCGAGACTTCGAGGCAGGCAGCGTGATCCCGTCCGCGGGGCAGCGCCTCCTCTCCGCCGGGGAGCAGGGACAGCCGCACATCTGGGCTTTCCAGATTCATCACGTCGCTCCCACGCGCGCGGGCGCGACAAAGCTGTCGATCGACTCCGACAAGGCGCTGATCGGCTGGGAGCCCACTCTGGACGCCGGGCCGATCTCGACATTCTTCTTTACGATGTACGACGAGTTCGCCAAGAACGGCGAGCGAGTGCAGTGGATCGCGACGCGCTTCTACGAGACGGAACTGGGGCAGCGACCCGAGTTCTAGGTTTCCAGAAACTCGTTTTGTTTCAAGCCGAAACCCAGATACTGTTAGCCGCATGGGCACGTTCTACAGAAACCGCGAGACCGGCATCATTCAGTCGCACCCCCAGTCGGGCATCGGCGACTCCCTCAACTCTGACGAGATCGGTGAGGACGGCAAGCCCGTCAAACCATTCGTCAAGCTCCCCATCACGCCGGACAAGGTCAAGCGAGCCTCGGCGCTGGCAAAGGGCGACAAGACCACCGAAGCCAACCCTGGCATCGGGGATTCCACGCAGGAAGGTGACATTTAAATGCCACAGAAGATGCTGGTGGGTGACAAGGACACCGTCCTGCTGATCCCCGCCTACGAAAAGAACGGAGTACCCCAGATGGTGCTCCCGACGGGAGGTGAGTCTGTCCCGTTCGACGTTCCCACTGTGGAGCTGATGAACTACTGGATCGACACTCTGACTCCCGCCAGCGCTGGCGCTCATTGGGGTGGCAACATCACCTGTGACGTTATCGACGACTGGGAGCTGGCGTCCACCGACAGTGCCACGAACACGGCGCGCACGCTGTGCTCTGTGGGCAAGTCGGAAGACCTCACCTTCTACAACTACAACGCCAACATGAACTTCCTCCGGGACATCAACCCGCAGGACGCGACGAGCGAGTTCAACCTGGCGCGCAACCTCACGCGAGCACCGGACCTCGCCTATGTCATCGCGCACCGTATCGGGTACTCCCGGATTGCGGACGCAGAGATCGGGCAGGAATGGCACTACTACTACGTGTGGACCGACCACTCCGTTCCGGGGATCGCTGACGGGGAGTACCAGACCATCGGTCAGGCATTCATTCCCAAGGGCGTCCTCAACTTCAAGCACATCCTGGGGGCATAGACATGAGTGCCAAGGTTCTCTCCAACCAGCGCGTGACCGTTCTCGCGGGTCTCGCGTCGTCCATTACCAACTGGTCGAACATCCCCCTCTCCGAGCTGGCGGCGCTGAAGAACGTCTCCGGTGCGGTCAACTGGGACTCGTTCGACATCAACCTCCAGGCGTCGGACCAGAACGACGACCGCACGCTGACCGACGGCGCTGGCGCACAGTCCCGTGGCTACACCAACTTCGGTGGAACCATCGAGCTGGTCAACCCCGCGGTCACCGATCTCGCGGGCGTCTACCGTGAGGCGTACAACATCTTCTCGACGCAGCGCGTCGAGCTGGTTGTCGCACTGCGCTACGGCCCGTCCAACGCTACTGCCCCGGCAGCCGGTGACGAGTGGTTCATCTACCACGTGATCACTGACGCTGTCGCATTCGGCCAGGGCGATGTCTCGAAGTACTACAAGGTGACCCTCGTCGCACGCGACGACGTTCTCCCCGCGTACATCGTGCCGTCGGCCTCTCCGACTGCGATTGCCCTCACCGCTCTCGCTGCTACGGCGGCGGTCGGTGAGCTGGTCCTCGTCTCCGCCGCCTACAAGGGCTGGGACGTGACCAAGGCGGTCGAGTACGAGGTGTCCGACGCTACGCTGCTCCAGGAGGTCCACCCCGGAATCTTCCTGGCCGTCGCGGCAGGCGCTCCGACGATCACGGCGAAGTACCCCGGCGCGACCTCGGCAACTCCGCTGCCCATCACGGTAAGCTAGACGCACGATCAGCCGCGAGGCTGGCCCTGCAAGAGTGCAGGTGAGGCCCCCATTCCGATCTGGAGTGGGGGCCTTCAGCGTGTGTAGACTCGGATTCTAAAGACCCCGAGCAGCGGGGGCGCGAAAGGACATAATGACTGACATCGAAGAGAAGATGGCCGAGATCGCCCAGGTCACGAAGAAGGGGTTCGATCTCAAGGCTCGGCTCCAGGGCCGCGGCCTCCGCAAGGCAACGATCGTTCTCTATCTCGACGAAGAGCTGGGCGCTGATCTGGGCGACGTGCGTGATCTCCGTGACGGGTTCAACAACGTCGTCGGCAAGCACCGCACGGGCATCATCGGCGACCTCGACGAGGCCATGGAGGCTCGCGCGGTCATCACTAAGGACTTCGAGGCAGCGAAGGCTCTCGACAGCAAGGCGAAGCTCGACACGAAGGAGCTTGACGCGCGGATCGCCGATCTGGAGGTTCAGCGCGACAAGCTGGTCGAGGAGCTGACTCGGACAGGCATCACGATCAAGATGCGCGCCGTTCCGCCGGTCATCCAGAAGGACACGCACCGCCTCGCTAAGCAGACCCTCGGCATCGACAGCAAGAAGATTCCCGAGGACAAGGCCGAGGATTTCAACTTCGCGGTGACCGCTCACCTCATGTCCCGCATCTTCCAGAGCGTCACGGATAACGAGACCGGAGAGGTGAACGAATCTCTCAGCTACGAGGACTGCATCGCGCTCATGGACCTGCTTCCTCCAGGGCAGTTTGACCGCCTCGACGAGAAGCTGGGCGAGGTCCAGTTCACGGACGCCATCTCCCGTTCCATCGAGAGTCAAGAGGATTTCTCGTAGAGTTCCTGTCCTCCTCCGCCGGGGCCGGGTACGTTGATCTGATGAAGGCGTCTATCGCGCACGGCATCAGGCCATCGGCACTCGTCCTCGGCAGGGACTCGCGAAAGACGTGGAGTCGGACAGACATCGTCCTCGCCAAGGCATACCAGCGCTTCCTCAACGAGCTGTGCCAGCAGTGCGGACTCCCCAAGTACATCTGTCACACAGATGACAACCGCATCCAGTTCAAGCTGATCGAGGATGATTGCGCCTCCGCCGCGAAGGTAGAGAAGGCGCAGTACGACGCGAGCAAAAAGAAGGATGCCACGCCACGCTTCGGCGTGAAGATGGCAGGTGAGCCTTACCTTACCCAGGACGCCATCGACGAGGGGCTGGAGTTCTCCGACTTCCGCCGTCCCTATCTGATCGATCGCGCACGCAAGCTGGGCTATCTCCCCGAGGAAGAGTAGTTTCGGAAACCACCTCAAAAACGCCGGTAAGATCGTCACTATGGCGGACGTGAATCTCGAAGTAGCGGTAACGTCTACTGGCGTTGCGGCGGCGATTGCCAACCTTGAGAATCTGAAAAACAAGGGCCTTACTTCCGCTGTCGCGTTCCAGGACCTCAGCACCAAGACCGCGAGCGCGATGCGCAGCATCAGTGCCTCGGTGCAGGGCGCGGGCGGCAAGGTCGTCTCGTTCAAGGACTCGACGGATGTTGCCCGTTCCGGTGTCGTCAAGCTTTCCGAATCCCTTTCCGCACTGAATCAGGGGTATCGCGACCTAGCCGTCGCGTCGGCTCTCGGCGGCACTGCCAAAGACCGCCTCACCGCCGCGGGCGGCGCGGGTGGTCTTGCCGCGGGCAAGGATGCGGCACGGACAGCGCAGTCCCTCCGTGAGGCATTCAACGCCGATCCTGTCCGCGACCTGATTGCCGTCGAGCGGCAGGAGCAGGAACTCCTCGACGCACGATCGAGCAAGCTTTCCGCTCAGGCGCAGCTCCAGAAGGCAACGTGGGAGTCCGGTCTCGCGGGCATGACGGCCACCGAGCGCGCGCAGGCGCGGCTCACCCGTGCCACCGAGCAGTACAACATCGCCGTCGCCGCGCGCAAGGCGACGCCCATCGGCATCAACGACGCCGCACAGCTCGACGCGCGCACCGCGGCCATCCGTCGCGAGGCCGATGCACTGCGTGAGGTCACTTCCGCGCAGGAGGGGGTCGCGCGCGCGACTGATCACACCAACGACAGCATGGGCAACGCGTTCCAGTCGTCGTTCTCCTACTTCATCATCGCCGGGATGGCGCAGAAAGTTTCCCAAGGCATCATCTCCATCGGTAGCTCCGCCATCACGGCAAGCTCTGAGATCGAGCGCTCGTTCGCTGATGTCGAGCGTACTTTCGAGGGAACGGGCGGACAGCTCGTCTCCCTCCAGGGCCGACTCAAGGAGCTGGCAACTCAGGCTCCGATCTCGATCATCGACCTCGCCGAGATCGCCACCCTGGGAAACCAGCTTGGCATTGCCGCCGATGACATTCAGAGCTTCACGACGACGATCGCCCAGTACACCGCAGTCTCCGGCCAGAGCGCGGAGGACGCCGCGACGGCGTTCGGACGCATCTCGAACCTCACCGGCCTCGCCGCGTCGCAGTACTCGAACCTTGCGTCGGCCATCACCTACGTCGCCCGCACGACGGTCGCGACAGAGTCCACCATCCAGAACACCGCCAAGGAGATCACGGCACTCGCGTCCGGCGCGGGCCTCTCCGCCGAGAGCATCGTCGGACTCGCGGGCGCGCTATCGTCCCTCGCGATCCCGCCAGAGCGCGCGCGTGGCGCGCTGTCGCTGTACTTCGGCGCACTCAACGGCGCGGTCGCCGAGGGTGGCCCCAAGCTTGCGGCATTCGCACAGCTCACGGGCAAGACCACCGACGAGATCGGCAAGCTCGTTCGGGCCAACAAGGGTGAGGAAGTCTTCACCTCGTTCATCGCTGGCCTCTCGAAGCTCGACACGGTCGCCAAGACGACGGCACTCGACACACTCGGGCTCTCCACTATCCGCGTCGACCAGACCATGCGCGCTCTCGCGCAGAACGTCCCGCTGGTCACGCAGAGCCTCGCGGGCGCGAAGCAGGCGTTCATCGAGAACACGGAAATCTCGAACCAGTACGCGATCATCCAGGAGACCCTGGCCTCCAAGCTGATCGAGCTTCAGAACGCGATCCAGCTTGCCGCGGGCGCGACCGGCGACGCCCTGGAGCCCGCGCTGAAGGTCCTTGTCGGAACAATTACCGATGTGATTGTGAACTTCACTAGGTTCGCCGAGAGCCCCGCTGGCGACTTTATCCTCAAGCTTGCAGGTGGCGCGACAGCCCTTGTTCTCGTTCTCTCGACCCTGATCGGCGCTCTCGCTGTCACTAAGGCCAGCCTCGTCGTCATCCGGTGGGCGCTGAGCGGCCTCGGCGCGACCACCGCCAGCCGCGGCATCGTTCAGTTCACCGCGGGGCTCCTTGGGATGAACCTTGAGGTCAAGGCCGCGGCGGCGGGCAACACTGTTCTTGCCACATCCCTCCGCGGCACGGGCGTTGCCGCGGGTGCCGCGGCGGCAGGTTTTAGGGTGATGAAGGTCGCCCTGGCGGCGACCGGCATTGGCCTGGCCGTCGTACTCGTCGGGACTCTCGTGGAAGCGCTCATGAGCGCCAACAACGCCTCCAAACTCACCGCCGACAACATCTCTGGGCTCGCAGAAGCGCTCAAGGCTGATACCGCCACCTACAACGAGACGGGGAGGTCGATCGCGACCTTCAGCTCTCAGACGGCGGGTACGACCGAGGAGCAGAAGCGTGCCGCGATCGAGTCGAGAAACTGGGCGACTGTTCTCGGGAAGGACCTCGTCGGCGGAGCAAACGCTGCCAGCGAGGCCATTTCCAAGATCGCAGCGGGCGACCAGACGGTCGAGGCGATCCGATCTGCCCTCGGCTCGGACGATGCCGTGAGCAAGATTCTGTCCGACAGCTCCTTCACCGAGCAGTGGCAGGGCCTTGGCCTCGACATGACCAAGTTCATCACCGAGGGGATCAAGGGTGGCGACCTGGATGCGCAGATCGAGACGCTTCTGAAGCAGGCGGGGATCACGGCGACGGCGGTCGGCTCCGGCTTCGGTGGCAAGATCGTCTACCGCGACGCCAACGGCAAGGAGGTCACGCAGTTCGTGAAGGACCTCAAGACCATCGGCAACACCGCGAGCGGCACGGGCGAAGAGATTCAGGGGCTTATCAACAAGTCGCAGAACCTTGGCCCCAGCACCGAGGGGGTTCTGGACCCGCTCACCGACGGTTTTGTTGGCGCAAAGTCCGCCCTCACCGAGTTCCAGAACGCCGTCGGCTCCGGTGTCGGCAAGTTCGTCGGCTTCGGCGATGTTCTCGGCTTCGTCAAGGACGCAGCGAAGGCCGCGGCAGACGAGCTGGGCGATGACTCGCTCCTGACCTCTATGGTGAATGCAGACGCGTTCAAGACCGAGCTGAATACTGCAAACTCGCGGGCTGTTGACTTCTTCCAGGGCATCAAGAAGCTTGCGGACAGCGGCGCTACGTCGTTCGCCACCCAGCTCGCATCCCTGGGGCCAGAGGCGCAGGGAATCCTTGCCAGCGCCCTCGAAATGACTCCCGAGGCTCAGGCGGAGCTGGAAGCATCGTCGCGCTTTGCCGCCTTCCTCGCGAGCGACGCGTTCAAGACTGCATTCGATGCGCAGATGGCCGACAACAATGACGCTTACGCGCGCATCTTCAGCACGACCGGCAACCTCGCAGACGTGCAGTCCTTCATCGCCGCGCAGGTTGCGGGAACCGCTGACGCGCGGGAAAAGCAGTGGGCGATCCAACATCCCGATCTCCCGCTGAACATCACACTGATGAACCCCTCCGCTTCCGATCTCGACATCCTGAAGCGGCAGCTCGACGGATCGCTGATCGTCACGCCGACGATCACGTCGCCGATGTACAACGGCTCGATCCTGGAGCCGGGAACCGCGCAGAACATCTTCACGGACATGATCTCCGGCGCGACGATCACCCTCCCTGCAACACTGGAGGGCCAGGCGCTCACGGAGAGCCTGGCGATCTGGACGGCGAACCAGAAGGCAACGCCCGAGCAGATCGCCGCACAGCTCAACCGTGATGGCCTCAGCTCTAGCCTCACCGCCTGGCGCGACGCCAACGGCCCGATCAACGTCTACGCGCGCATCGTCCCGCTCAACCAGCTCACCCCGGCAACCATCTCGGGCGGTCGAGGCGTTTACGCTAAGGGTGGCGAGGTCACGGACGGCCTCAACATCCCCAAGTTCGCCAAGGGCGGAGGCTACGGTCAGTTCCGCGGTCCCGGCAGCGGCACGAGCGACAGTCTCCTCGCCGCGGTCAGCGCTGGCGAGTACATCAACACGGAGGCATCCACCAAGTTCTGGGGCGTCGATTTCTTCGACTCCCTCAACCGGAAGATGCTTCCCACGAGCTTCCTCAATATGCTGGGGGCAGCGGTTTCCGGAAACCAGGGACCGCAGAACGTCACCAACGTCAGCATCGTCCAGCAGAACCCGGTCACCCGCGATCCGCTGAAGCAGCTTCGAGAGGACTCCGAAATGGTCGCACAAGGGCTCTGGGGGTAACCGGTGTACAGCATCAATGGCGTTGCCCTCCACGACAGCTCGCGAGGCTGGCGCGTTCTGCGCGCCGGAACGAGCACGCAGGGCGGCATCACGAAGAGCGTTCCCAAGGTGGCGGCACTCGGTCAGGACGGCTACACGCCTGCCCCGACGACGACAGGCGAGCAGATTGTCGTCTTCGTCGTCCGCACCAAGCGGGAGAGCCTGGAGCAGCTTCTCGCGCTGTGCGACGCGGCCAACGTCCTCACCCTCACCGCGGCACCCGACAAGGTCGCCTACGTCCAGCTCAACAGCGCCATCCCGTCGAGCGACTTCCCACTCGACCGTCTCCTCGACGTGACGATCACCCTCAGCATCTATCAGGGCATGTGGCGACGAGACAACCACGATCACGAGGAGTGGAGCGTCACCTCGCCGATCGAGGAGTTCCTATTCCTCGGCGGCATCAGCGCGCCCGTGCGGGACGCCGACATCTGCCTCAGCGGCGTCTTCGGCGAGTTCACCCTCACCGACTCCAACGGTTCGTGGCTGAAGACGACATCCGCCTGGGCGGGCTCCTCCAGCACGGGGCTCCTCTTCCGCGGGCGCAGCGGTCAGGCGTTCACCTCCAACATTCTCGCCGACCCGTTCGTACCGATCGCAGACGTGTCCGGCAAGGTTGATGTGTCCGGCAACGGTGGATTCCGCATCACGCCGTATATGTTCTCGGGCGACCCCGCCGATCGGACGGCGAAGCTCACGCTCACCACGCTCACCCAGACCTCCGTGAAGCTCTGGATCAATGCCACCAACGCGTACAGGATGAACTGATGGCGGACTACTACTCCGGCTTCTTGGGGGTTCCCAACGGCGGAGCTAAGTACCGAATCCATCTCGTCGTCAACGTCGCATCGCAAGATGTCGTGGCGAACACCTCGACGCTGGACTGGGCGCTGTACCTGGAGAAGGATCGCTCCTACCGCGGCTTCTATGACTACCCCGACACAAGCTGGGGCGGCGCTATCAACGGAGTCGGCGTGCTTAGCGGCAGCGGTCCACGACCGAATACAGAGTGGCCCGGATGGAGCACCTGGACCATCGGCGGCGGGAGCATCACCGTCACGCACGACACTGCGGGTGCGCTCACTGTTCCGCTGTCGTTCTTCTACCAGGGGCCAAACCGCGGCTGGTCGGTCGGCTACCTCGGGATCAGCGACAGCCTCGCGCTCCCGACGATCCCGCGCGCCACTGAGCCGACCGTCACCCCGTCTCCGGCCACCGTGGGATCGACCGTCACCATCGCCCTCCCCCGCAAGGTTGGGAGTTACACGCACGATGTGACCTGGACCTCCGGCGCGCTCAGCGGCACCATCGGGACCGGTCTCGGTGCCAGCACGACGTGGACTGTTCCGAACGTCATGGGCGAGTTCCCCGGCAAGAAGCAAGGCTCGATCGTCATCACGGCGGTCACCAAGTCCGGCGCGACGGTCATTGGTTCTCGGCAGGTCACCCTCTTCGCGCGCACCGCTCCCGCACTCATTGTCGGCGGCGACCAGATCGAGACCGATCCGCTCAAGCAGTTCGACGTGCGCGCGCGGCTCGTCAGCTACAGCGGAGGAGCCTGGGGACCCGGCAAGACGGTTCCCGTCAGCGGTCTGACGCTGGTCGATCCCTTCAGCGCCACCGCGACCTGCACCATGCAGGTCAGCGGCCTCCTTACCAACTTCGACGACGGCAGCATCGTAGACATCGACGTGTTCATGGGCACCGACTGGCTCTACACCGGTCACCGTCTCGTCATGGCTCGCGACGAGGGCGACGAGATCGATCCCACGAAGATGAAGACCTACTCTGGCGTGGAGTTCATCGACTACATGCTGGCGAAGGCGTACATTCAGGCCGACTACGTCTGGGGTGAAGGGACCCCCGAGTCTGCCGCCGCGGCATCCCCCGGCGAGATGATGCGCGTCGGAATCGTGGACGCGAAGAGCCGCGGCTGGGGTCCGACGATCGACTTCGAGTTCACGGCAGGCGCGACCTCCTACGGCGACACCTGGGCCAACACGGGGCTCAAGCGTCGGTTCAACAAGGGCACTCCGCTGTCCCAGATGCTCTCCTCCCTCGTCACGGACGGGCTCGTGGAGTACCGCACCGAGTACCGCGGCAACAAGGCATACCTCGTGCTCATGAACCCCGGCACCGGATCGAACTTCGCCGTGCCGGGAGCCATCCCGACGGTCAACTTCTCCCTCGCGAGTCTCAGCCGCGCGCCGCGGCGCAAGTCGTCGCAGGAACGCCTCACCGCCGTCACGGTGGCCGGGGACGACTCGATCCAGGTCACTCGTCGGCAGGCACCGTTCGACCCCAACGTGTTCGGCCAGATGGAGGGGTGGGTTGCCGCCTCCGGCGTGAGCACCAACGACGAGGCCAACCGGATCGGCGACAACGCTCTCCGCGACAACTCCAGCCCCACCAACGAGCGCACCTTCGAGTACGCGTCGAGCATGGTCGCGTCTGTCTTCTATCCGTACTACGTCTTCGTCGGCGGAGACTGGGTTCTGATCCCTGACGGCGACATTGCAGTCCAGGATCGCATTAGCCAGATCACCATCGCGAAGGGTTCTGACGCGACCCTCCTCACCGTCCTCACGGGCGACCGCATCCTCTCCGGCACCGCGACCCTGGCGAAGCGTCAGGCGGCACAGACGGGTGGCTCGATCGCGGGCGGCGGACAGTCCACTCCCTCGCCCCTTGACTCGCGCATCCCGCGCGGCCCGGTCATCGATACCATGACGAGCGTCGGCTACTGGAACTCCGATGGCGCGGCGCGCAGCGAGGTAACCCTGAGCTGGGCCGCGGTCACAGAGGCGCTGAACGGCTCCTCGATCTCCGTCGATCTCTACGAGGTGTGGTGGCGTCCCTCGGTGGGAGACGCGCTGTGGGCGCTTCGCGGTTCCACCGACCAGCTCACGATCACCCTGGGCGACTGGGACGTTCTTCGCAACCTGGAGTTCCGCGTGCGCGCACGCAGCGCCGCGGGCATCTTCGGCGAGTTCTCCGAGAACGAGGAGCACACCACCATCGCTCCCCCGGTGGACCTTGCGGGGCCGCAGATAGCCGATCTGTACACCGACGGCGTCGGCTCGATCTACATCGTGTGGGCGGGCATCATCGGCGCCGACCCGGCACCCCTGCGTCTCGCCTACGTCGTTGCGGAGGTCTCCACCGATGGCGGACTGACGTATACGACGACCGGCACGCCGCTTGCGGGTCCAGGAACCCTCGTGCTCAACATGGGAAACCTCTGGGGCGACTACCTCGTGCGCCTCCGCGGCTACGACCGCCTCGGCAACCCTGGTGACGCGAGCGACCCCGAGGCGATCACGCTCGTCGATCCCACGAGTGCCGCGGCGATCCCCGTCCCGCCGACCGACCTCACCGCCGTCGCGGGTGCGGCCTGGGACGCCTCCGGCTTCCTTCCCGAGGCGTGGTTCGACCTCTCCTGGACCGCCCCTACCGAGGACACCTCGGGCAACCCGATCACCATCGTCGGGTATGACATCCTGGGCCTCCGCAGCGACGAGACGATCGAGCGCTTCCTCACCACGACCGTCACGACCGGCGCGCGCGTCCGAGTCGGCAACGGCGAGAGCTGGACCTTCCGCGTGCGCGCGGCGTCGAACTTCGGCGGCGTCTCCGCCCCCAGCGACTCGATCACCGCAACGGCGGACGCGACGATCTCTGCCGCCGCGGCCCCCACCGCGCCGACCCTGGAGCAGTACGCCGGAATCCTCCGCATCCGCTGGTCCGGCAACGGCATGGTGCCGCAGATCAAGTACGTCTACGCGACTATCGCAACCAACCCAGGCGGTCCCTTCACTCGCGCGGGCATGCCGCTCGTCGGCGCTGGGGAGGTTGTCGTGCCGGGGCTTGCCACCGGAGTCACCTACTACGCGAAGATCGTCATGGTGGACGAGCTGGGGAACTCCTCGACCTCTGTCGCGAGCGCTGGCCTGCTCCTCGATCCCATTACCGGAACGACGATCCAGACCTCTCCGATCGCGAACACCGGCATCAAGATGACCTCCGGCGCGCTCACGGCCTACGACGCCTCGGGCAACCCCACCTTCATCCTCAACGCCGCGACCGGCGAGGTCTGGATCGCTCCCTACGACGCGGTCTTCGACCTTGGCGCGTCCGGCACCGTGGCAACGACCGGAGCCCCGACGACGGGTATCGCGATCTCCAGCGAAGCCTCTTCGTTCAACACCTTCATTCACCCCTCCGGCGTGCAGATCAGGAACGACCAGACTGCGCTCTCGTGGTGGGAGGCTGACGCGACGGACGCAAGCCTCGTCAACTTCTTCTCTCCTCGCGCGGTGATCGACCAGAGAATGCGTGTCGGCGACTTCGAGCAGCTTCGAGAAGCGAAGGCTGTGGGCACTAGGCTCGTTACGAGATACAAGGGAGCCTAGGCAGCATGGCCGCAATCACTCTTCCGTCCAAGGGGCGCGGATACCAGCTCGTTCTCGACCTCTCGCTGAACAGTCAGTCTGTCGCGAACAACCAGTCCGTCGTCAACTGGAGCCTGTACATCCTCAAGGGCTCCGGCTCCGGAGCGTACACGAGCTACACCTGCTACTGGTCCGGTCCCGGCGCGTCCGGCAGTCGCCCCGGCTTCGACTTCCGCGGCTACACCTCCCTCGGCCTCGGGTCGGGCACATTCGTCGTCAACCACAACCCCGATGGCACGGGCACGGCGAACGCCTCGGGCGCATTCTCCGAAACCGACTCCGACCCTGAACTGGGCAACGGCACCGTCTACGCATCGCTCGGGCTCCCGACGATCCCGCGCGCGACACAGCCGACGGTTTCGCCGACCTCGGGCGACACGGGATCGACCTACACGATCACTCACGCTCCGGCGACCAGCACCTTCTACCACGACGTTGCTTACTCGCTCGACGGCGGCACGACGTACACCGACATCCAGACTGACATCGTCGGCACGGACACGAGCACCGACTGGACACCCGCACACTCTCTGCTCCCGAACGCGACGAGCGTCACGGCAGTCATTCGCGTCATCACCCGGCAGAGTTCGGGCGGCACGGTCATTGGAACCCGAACCGTCAACCTCCCGCTGACGGTTCCCGCG